TTTGAAACGGACACCAAATGACACAGACACCAACCCCAGCCGCCACAGGCGAGCTTGTGAATTTCAATACTCTCCGCAAGGTCAGCGTCAACGACCACATTGAAAAGAAGAATGGCCTGAGCTACCTGAGCTGGGCATACGCAGTTGATGAACTGCTTCAACGCGACCCGTCAGCCACTTGGGAATACCGCTTTGGCATTGATGCCGACACCAAACTGGAAGTCCCCTTCGTGGACATTGGCGGCACAGCAATGGTGTTCTGCACGGTCAACGCATTCGGCGTGTCACGCACCGCCCAGTTACCAGTGATTGACCACCGCAACAAACCCATCACCAACCCTGACGCATTCCAAATCAACACCTCCATGCAGCGTTGCTTGGCCAAGGCAATCGCCCTGCACGGTCTGGGTCTCTACATTTACGCCGGCGAAGATTTGCCAGAGGACGGAGAACCCAAGCCAGAGCCTAAGCCAAAACCAGAACCCAAGGTGTCTGCTGCCGTGCTTACCAAGGCTAAGGAAGACTTGGCCAACTGCGAATCTGTTGAGGCACTCCGCGCCGTGTATAGCGGGTTCAACGATGCGCTCAAGGCAGCGACCAAAGAATACTCACAAGCGCTGGCCAAAGGTCTGGAGTGAGTACCCCCGACAACCACAACCCTCACCAGAAAACTGCTGAGTGGTTCAAGGCTCGCGAAGGTCGGCTGACTGCATCCTCTTTTGGACAGGCTGCTGGCCTTGGCCCCGGCTCTCGCCAACAGTTGTGGCGCAGACAGATGGGCATGGAAATTTTTGAAGGCAATCCAGCAACACAGTGGGGCGAAGAACATGAAGGCAATGCGGTGGCTGCGTACCAAAAAGCGGAATCTGTTGTTGTGGATTTGGTTGGCTTCGTTCAACACCCGACGATGGATTGGCTCGGTTGCTCGCCAGACTTCTTGGTGGGTGAAAACGGAATGGGAGAAATCAAATGCCCGTTCTCACAAGTCATCTATCCAGAAATACCCATCTACTACATGGCTCAGATGCAAGGCGCTATGCAAATCACTGGACGAGATTTCTGTGAGTTCGTTGTTTGGACACCGGAAAAAATGAGCATCAGACGTGTGGCTCGCTCCCATGAGTATTGGGATTGGCTGCACCTGAGACTGGCCGACTTTTGGACGTGGGTGGTTGCCCAAGTCGAGCCGCCAAGAGAGAAGAAGCAACCGCCCCCTTCGACAGATGGCCTGATTCTGTCGGAGCGAATCATTAACTTAACAGAGGAATAGGCATGGCATACGACAACAACAACACGGGGATGCTCGCAAAGAATGAGCGGATGCGTGAGGGTAAGAAAGACCCTGAGTACACAGGCTTTGTGACCGTTGATGGTCAGGAGTATTGGCTCAAGGCTTGGGTTCGTGAAGGCAAGGAAGGCTCACGCATGGAAGGGAAGAAATTCTTCTCGCTCGCGCTTGACCACAAAGAGCCAGCACCCGCCCCAGCTCCACGCGAACGACAAGCCCGACCAGCACGTCAACCTGCGCCACAACCGCAGTACGACGACATGGACGACGACATCCCGTTCTAAGCAATGAAGCACATCCTCCTTCTTCTCATCATTGGGATAGGCGGTTACTTCGTCTGGCAGTACATGGGCAACGCCGCTCGCGTTACTGCCAGTCTGTTCATCCGACAGCATCTGTGGAAGGTGCTGTTCATCATCAACATGGTGCTTGCGTTCTTCGCACTCCAAGCCATCTTCGGCTCAACCAAATTTTTTTGACACCAACCACCATGAAAAAAGTTCTTATTGCTCTCGCTGCTGTTTGGCTGACAGCATGTTCACAGATTGACACTGGCAACATCGGCGTTGAATCAACGCTTGGCCAAGTCAAACACGAGACTATGGCTCCCGGCGTTTACTTCACCATGTTCAAGCGCGTGACAGAAGTGTCCGCAAAAGAATTGCTCTTGCAGTTCGATGACATGAAACCACAGACCAGCGACAAGATTACCTTGGCCGACTTGGATGTGGACGTTTATGTCCAGATTGACCCCAGCAAAGCCGCAGACATTATGACGCGCTGGCCGGGTGACATCACTCACGAGAAGGGTGAAGACGGCGCTCGCATTGGCATGAACTACGTCAAGCGCCAAGCCCGTGAAAACATCTACAACGCAATCACCAAGTACGACTCTGCAACAGTTCACACAGAGCGCACAGCAATCGCTGCAAAGATTGTTGAGCAGTTGCAGAAAGACTTGGATGAATCCGCTGGCAAGGGTTGGTTCTTTGTTCGCTCTGCCAACGTCCGCAACTTGGTGACAGACCCAGCATTGGAAGCAGCCATCAAGCAAGCAGCCAATCGCCAGTTCCAAATCAACGCCAAGCAAAAGGAAGTTGAGTTGGCCAAGGCAGAAGCTGACCGTCAGCGTGTAGAGGCTCAAGGTGTTGCAGATGCAATCCGCATCAAAGCAGCAGCCGTGTCAGCACAAGGCGGCCAACAGTACGTTGACCTCAAGGCTATCGAGAAGTGGGACGGCAAGCTGCCAGCAACCATGTCCGGTAACGCAACTCCATTCATTCACGTCAAGTAATCATGGACACCGAACAACTTCGGATGATTATGGACACCATTAAGTCGGTTGCCGGTACTGCCGGAACCGCAGGTGTCGTGTGGATTTGCGTTCACTACCTAGTGCAACTCATCACTGTTGTTGCAGCACCAATCTGTTGGGCTGTCAGCGTCATCATGGTTGCACGATACGCATCGGTTCTTATCGGCGGCAAGCAACAAGTTGCCAGCGCTGATGAGGTCGAGAAAACCAAACAGAAACAGATTGAGTTAGAGAGAACAAAGGTTGATTTGGAAAAATCAAAAGCTGACGCGCAAAAACATGGAGCCATCAAACAGCTCTGCAAGATTGCACAAGCAGCCGGTCTCTCACACAGCGAGTACAGCGGCATCTACAACGATGCCGACCTAGCAAAACTAATCGAGAAGGTGAAAGCATGACAACGGCACAAACTGAAATGTTTAGCAGCAGCGAATTTGGAACACACCCAATCAAGCTGGCGCGACATGACAGTCCAGATACCAGTCGTGTTGCAGCCAAGTCTGTTGACACATCGCGGCTTGAGCAGCTTGTGCTCGAAACAATCAAAGGTTTCGGTGAGCACGGTTGCATTAGCGACGATGTATTAAGCGCCTATTCACATCTCCCCTACTCCAGCGTGACTGCGCGATACCGCGCTCTGTTGGATAAGGGATTGATTGAAGACACAGGGCAACGACGCCCCGGCAAATCAGGAAAACCACAGCGCGTCATGCGCTACGTTTAATAGGAATTGAAATGAACTTACACACACCAGAGCGAGGCGCAAAAGAAACTGTCAAGCAGTACAAAGAGCGCCGCGCAAAAAGCAAGTACGCAGGGAAGCTCGCGCAAAAGTGCTGGGACTTCTTGTGGGACTCTGGACGCAAAGGCACATACATCAAAGCAGAACACGGAAAGATTGGGAGCCGCGCATGACAACAGTAAATCGAATCACATCTGACGGCATTGCAGCTCGCATTGCCAGCGTGAACTACACGCGCATCGAAGACACCACTCTGACGATTTGCACCATCAAGATGGTCAACGGCTTTGTTGTCACCGGCGAATCTGCTTGCGCTGACTGGCTGAACTTTGATGAACAGATTGGCAAAGACCTGTCCTATGCCAACGCATTCCAAAAACTGTGGGCGCTTGAGGGCTACTTGCTCAAAGAGCGCATGTATCAGGGAGTATCAGTATGAAGCAATACATCGGCGTAAAGGTCATCAATGCCAAGCCAATGACACGGCTTGAGTACAACTGCTTCCGTGGCTGGGATGTACCAGCAGACGAGAACCCAGATGATGAAGGCTTCTTGGTTGAATACACAGACGGCGGCAAGGCAAACACCAAAGAGTTTGAGGGCTATGTGTCTTGGTCTCCGAAGGAAGTGTTTGAGAAAGCCTACTTCCAAACCAGCGGCATGACATTCGGTTTGGCGATTGAAGCCATGAAGATGGGTTCAAAAGTTTCTCGTGCCGGATGGAACGGTAAAGGCATGTATCTGAGCTACGTCAGCAAGAGCGTTCTTCCACCGAGCTATCTGCCTTACATCGAAATGAAGACGGTGGATGACAAGCGAGTGCCGTGGCTTGCAAGCCAAACAGATTTACTTTCAGAAGATTGGAGTGTTGTGAATGACTAATTTTGAACGAACAAAGAACTGGTTGATTGCCTGTGGCAAAGACCAGACCAAAGAGAACCTGTCTGTTCAGGTTGGATGCCACCTCGAAGAGTTCATGGAGTTCATGGACACACTCGGCATTGCATCAAACCAAGATGGTCAGGTCTACCCCACCCCCATCCAGTTGCAAGCTGCGATGGAGACGATGAATCTGTTGGCAACCAGCCTCAAGGATGGCGTGTTGCGCGTTGAAGTAATGGAAGAGTTCCGTGAAGAATGTTTGGATGCGCTTTGTGATTTGGAAGTCACTGGCAATGGTGTCGCCTACCTCGCTGGCTTTGCAAAGGATAGCGCTGACTTGGAAGTGCTCTCTGCCAATGAACGCAAGCTCGTTGACGGCAAACCTGTTCTGAAACCAAACGGCAAGATTGGCAAACCAGAAGGCTGGGTTGCTCCTGACTTGAAGCCATTCGTATGAGCGAACCTAAACCAGACACCATGCTCTTGATGGGCAACATCCACACCAGCGGCGAGTGCATCACGATGCGAGCAAAGCTGGACAACCTTGAGGATGTTCTCGGCGTGTTCGAGCGATTCTTGCAAGCAACCGGATTCGTGCTCGATGGCTCGCTGGTCATCATGGAAAACGAATTGATTGGTGTTGATACACCACCACACACAACTGTTAATTAACTAAGGAAATCAAAATGAAACAACAACGTATCTACCTCGTCGGCCACGGTCAAGAAATGCGCCTCGTTCGTGCAGCACACCGCGCCCAAGCTGTTGGCCATGTGGCTCGCTCACTCATCAACGTCAAGGTCGCAAGCCAAGATGAATTGGTGACTGCATTGGGTCAAGGCATCAAGATTGAAACAGCAACAGAGCAAGAGAGTGGCGAGCTGCCATTTGAGTCTGGCGCTACATCTGCCGCAGCTTAATGCCAGTTGATAGAACCAGAGACGAAACAGACACCAACGTGTCTGTTCGCCAACTCGTAGTCATCGTCTTGAACATCATCATGTTTGGCGCGAGTTGCGTAATGATGGGCTACACGTTAGCCATGTTTTTCTAAGGAGCGCTATGCGCGAAGTTATCTTAATGAAAGAGGTTGCCAAGATGCTTGGCATCACACCGGAAACAGCTCGACGCTGGGCAGTCAGCGGGAAGATTCCCGTTTTCCGCTACGGAGGCAAGAGCCACTGGCGTGCCTTCCGAGACGAAATTGACAAGTTTTTATTGGCACAGCAAAATGCAAGTTCGACTGGGCAGGTCGGTAGCGCTCAATAGTGAATCAAGAAAGGAACACACTATGGCGCTATATCGAAGAGGTAAATCGAAAATCTGGTACATAAAACTTACCAGACCCGATGGTTCTCCGCACCGAGCTTCAACCGGTACAGAGAACAAGCAGTTGGCAACAGAGCTTCACGACAAACTGAAAGCCGAGATGTGGGAAGAGCATAGGCTGGGTGTAAAACCCGATGTGCCTTTCACAGAGTGTGTGCAGATGTTCCTTGAGGACAAAGGCACATGTCGCAAAGGCTCAACGATTGACGGGTACACCCTGTTGCTAGATTGGTGGAGCGAGCAGTTCGTGGGTAAAAATGTTCGACAGATTACCCAAGACCTGATTGTGAAGACAATCAAAAAGAAAGAGCGTGAAGCATCAGGCTCAACTTGCAACCGCTACCTTGCGGCACTGCGAGCTGTTCTGAGACTAGCGCACTTGAAGTATCAGTTGACCGAAAGACTACCCAAGTTTTTCATGTATGACGAGCCGAAGGAGCGAGTACGTTTCCTCAAGCCCGATGAAGTCAGTAGATTGTTGGCCGCATTGCCACCCCACATGAGTGACATGGCAGCCTTCTCTCTGGCAACCGGACTTCGGCAAGCCAACGTGTTGAGCTTGAAATGGCATGAAGTTGACCTCGTGAACAGAGTTGCCGTCATTGACGGGTTGAAGATGAAGAGCGGACAGACCTTTGGTTTGCCACTGCCGCAAGCAGCAATCGACATCATCACTCGACAGATTGGCAAGCATCACGAATCAGTGTTCACCTTCCGTGGGAAACCTGTGAAGAGTGTGAGCAACGAGACGTGGAAGGCTTGCTTGGCCAAAGCTGGAATCGAGGACTTTCGGTGGCACGACATGCGGCACACATGGGCATCGACCCTCGTTCAGAACGGGGTTCCTGACAGTGCGTTGCAGGTGCTTGGGGCTTGGGAGACTCCCAGCATGGTGAAGAAATATGCTCACCATGCAACCGAGTCAGTCAGGTCTCACGCTGAGGTGGTGGATGCAGCACTTGGAAAAGCGCTGGCCCACATTGAGTCTGTCCCACAGCGGGAGAAACTCAGGTTGGTCGGCTGATGTTTGGCGGAAGAGGTGAGATTCGAACTCACGGTTCCTTGCGGAACGCTGGTTTTCAAGACCAGTGCAATCGACCACTCTGCCACTCTTCCAAACATGCTCAACACTACCAGTAAAACGCCGGTGATTGTAGGACTTTGTAGGGGAAAAACACAGTTTGGTACACACCCCCCAGCAAACCCTTATCCCATCAGCGTTTGGAACCAGTTTTCAAGTCTCAACTAAAACTGGTGGATGTTTTGAAAAAAACCCTGTTAATTCAGGACGTTGCGCTACCGACCTGCCCCG